TTTTTTTTTTTTTTTTTTTTTTTTTCCCCTTCACCTATGCTAATCAAATCACAAATGAAACTGAAAAATGATTAAAATTAACACGACGCGAGTGCCGTCCTAGAGCCCCAGGGCTTGCGCCCTAGCTGCCCTAGGCGATAGGCCATCAGCTAACGCGTCGTGGTACACCTCGGTGAATTCGGTGTACTCATCGCTTGGATACAGCTGATTTACTGCCAAGCGGGCTTCCCGTTCTGAAAAACGCGCAGAAAGTTCTTCGTACATGAGCTGCGCTTCAGGACGCACCACCAACCGGGAAATTGGTGGGTCCGAATAATGGTCATCTGGGCCAAGCTCAAGTCCTTCATCCTCATCACTCTGGTCTTCTTCTTCCTCTTCCTGACTGAAATAAGGCTCCTCACAGGCATCATCACAACCGAAGCTGGGGTTAAGGTCTAACGTCATCCTACTCTGTGAGAAAGCAATGTCATTGGATGTAAAGGGGGTCATGTGAAGACCTGACATGTACACTGGTAGGAGACCAAAGGTGGCATCATTGAGCCTGGGTGTAAATGTGCGATTGCCCTTTGGGACCACCGTGGTGCCTCGAGACGCCACAACATTTTCTCCAACGGTGTATTGACCATCTATGACACCTTGCACGACGAACTGCGCGACGAGCCATTGGCCCTGGGTGGTGCGAACGCGGATCTGCGTGCTATTGACGGCATCAGGTGTGGAGATCTGGGCATCACCGGAGGTGGTTGGGTATGTCACAGTGGTTGTGTTCCAATTCCCTTGGAAGTCATGGTCACGTCCATTGGTGACATGAACCAAGACACTGGACACCCACAAGTTAGGGGAGTCCTGAAGATGTTGGTACGACGACGCTACAGCGTCCCCGAGTAACCAATCTTGTTCTGAGAACAAATAGAATGGAACACGGTGTGTGAACAAGCTTGGATCAATCGCGCCGGCATTGGTTGCCACGCCAACCTTGTAGATGTTAAATGTACCAACTTTTGTTGAGCCTACTTTAAAACCAACCCCTTTGGTGTGGTTCTGTCCACCATTGTTGTTATACCACAGGCATGCAGCAGGCACCTCTGTCGTTGTTCCAATCTTTAACATGGTGGCTCTAGTGATATAGACCTGAGTCGGACCGCCTGGTAGGTCCTCCATGATGTAGCGTGCTGCTGGAATGCCAGTGTCAATTCCTGTGTTGCCTGGTGTCACCTGCTGGAAGTGAAGCCCGCCTACGTTGACGTTGACCTCTTGGTCTGTGAGGCATGGGGTGTTCGATCTAGCGTCGGAAATTGAGGCGTAGATGTCAAATGTTGTCTCACCACTGCGCACTGGTGCTCCAGCTGCACGTTTGACGAGCCACCACCCGCCGCGGAGTAGCCAGCCGAAAGGGCCAAGAAACTGGGAGCCAACATTGATGACGGTATCAGTCACTAGCCAAATTATCTCACTCGACGCGTTGCTTGTTGCTCTTGCCATGCGCGAGTTGTTCGGTAGGATCAACTGTAACTTCCCATCACCATTTGACTCTACTCGGGCATTCTTTGTGTCTTCACCCTTAACTAGATTCAGCATCCCAGGTTGTTGTGCATAGTCCTTAAACTGCCATTCGGTCTCAAGCTCCGCGAGGAAGAGCCCACCTGTAAATGCATTATTCTGGTATGTGGACATGGTCTTGCCAAGGGTGTGTACTTCAAGTGTGCCTGCAAACGACATCATAGGGTCTCCTTTTGTGTTGGTTTTATACCAGCCTCCCTTGGGGCCTACAAGATCCTTGGTTGTAAGAATGAACTTTCCAACTTTTCCAGGTGTCACATCAACATGCTTCCGAGCGCCAAGTGAGCTCCACGATGTTTGGGATGGGGATGACGTTGGATTCCAAGAAACCCGGCACACAGTGCCAGAGACGGCACTATCCCCAACCAGTGGTTTTAAGGTCACAACGCATCTTGTCATCTTAAATAAGGAATATGTTGATGCGTAGATCCCAAGCGGACCAAAGCTGTTACTTCCAGTGGCCTCCTTCATAGTTGCGGGGTTCATCAGGCAAGTCAGCTCACATTCTATTTGCTCACTTCCATTTGAACCAACTGTGCCGAGTGTTGTATTGATCTTCTGGAAAACCACGCGACCACCGACACCCGGGCGCCGAGGAAACCTGCGGCGACCCTTAATTTGAGGGGGTAACACCCGCACGTTGACCTGGGGTTGTCTCCTTGCTCTATTTCTTCTCCTCCTACTGCCTGCTGTCGAGCCAGACGCCCTCGCCTGGGGGGCAGCTGTTCCATTGCGCACCACGATGTTGGTCGTAGTGCGTGGACCACGCTTCTGCTGGCGGTTAGCCATTAGATGCTGTCTTTGGTCCTCCCCTCCAAAGACGATCCAGCTGCTCATCAGTGATTTTAGGCAATGTGCGCCCGGTTTCAAGGGCAGCAAGGCACTTCTCCACATATTCTTTGAAAGGGTGTTCCTCACTGTTGTGCATCAGGATTTTAAAGCTAAGGAGTTTCCCATAGAGGGCTAATTCATCAGGCAATTTTTGGCAAGGTGTAACAAGGCTTGACCAGAGTTTATCGGGGTTTGATGGGATTGGTTGATAATTATCCCCGACTGTAAACCCACAGAAAGATGCCCCTTTGATTGTGTTTGTTACCTTAACCTTCTCTGGTTTGACCCACATTCCAAAGACTGTTTTGTACATCTCGACCACGCGATCGACGTAGTTGTCAGGGATGCAGGGGGTTGATGTCAATCGGTCATCACCATAGACGATGGTTTCATAGTCTTTCCAGAGTTCATTGATGTCCTTACCTTTGTTGAGGTAGGCAAACTCGAAAGCTTGAAGCCAGTAGTTCACCATGCAATTATCTGGAGTTGTTGAGATTTGCCCTGACGGGTTGCCTCGGCGTTGGACGGTGACTTCCCCAGAGGGCATGAGCACATAGCGGGTTAGGAGATTCTCCACGTACCAATTGTGGATATGTTTGTATCTTTCCCTATGTGTTTTGTTCATTTTCTCCCACCGCAGATCTTTGATGTGTTTGAGCAATGCTCTGGGTATGGTTCCGTCAAAGCGAGTCCAGTCGAATTCAATGATGTGTCCGTGGTCGAGTCCACGCATCCTCCTCTCGAATCCTCCAAAGAATGGGGTCCAGCCGCATTGGCCACTGCTATCCTCAGTATGTTTCTTCATAAGATTATTTTGATGTTGTTCAAGAGCAGCTCCAATCCTGGAATAGATTGTGTCAGGGCAGACTATTTGTCGTATGTCCCCGTCTTTGATTTTTTCTTTCTTGAGTTGCTCTTTTTTTAGGAAGCAGTACCAGAGGACCTTGGGCTTTTCACCAGCATCTATACGCTTAAATTCCTTGATATAGGGACCCCAACCATTTTCCTCGAGGTATTCCCGTTCACTCTCATACTCCTCACATTTTGGGTATCCTGGTGTTGAGTCCATATTCTTATCTGTTGAGGTGATATGGATGACACGAGAGTCCTCAAGGAAGTTGTAGTGTTTGCGCCACTGCTTGTCGGCGAAGGCACACTCCTCGGGGTATAGTTCCCAAAATTTTGATGGCTCTGCGTAGTAAAACTTTTCAAATGATTTGGTATAAGCCTCAGGTCCCCACACGGCTGGTCCGAAGGGAAGGTCTGGGTCACATGGTGGTAAGAGGCCAAGCAAAGGGTCATCAGCTAACTTGGTATCAAAAATGGGCCTATTTATTGGAAGATTGCAGACAACTGGATAGTTGTCTGGCACTAACCTCCTGCGCGGTGGTAGGCGCAGGGACTCCCATGCGTCTAGTTTGTGGATTTCTGGGCCCGATGGTTCTGGGCCCGCTTCCCGTTTTTTGGAACACGACGCTGGGTATAATTAAGCCCCTGAGTTGGTGGTGACAAGCCGTTGAGTGCGGCATAACGGTCGATGCAGCAGAGGAGGGCTGAGCAGAGACCTGGGTTGGAACATTTGATGGTTAGTGGGTAGAGTGGTCCAACAGCCTCTATATCAGCAGGGGTCAGTGAGTCCAACATATTCCGGACGTCTTTGGGGTTGTAGTGCCTTTCAAGGTATTGGTTAAAAGAAGGCACTTTTATTTTCTTTTGTCCGAAATCAGAATCAGACTCAAACTCCCAATCTTCATCTGGGTCGTAGCCGTCACTCATTTCCTCCCATTCAGGGAAGCCAGCAGATTCCTCCTCGTAGAGCTCATCAACCATGTTGCGGATCTCATCAGGGGTCAAGCCTTCATCCAGGAGCCGTTGGTATTCTTCCTCAGTGAAGACGGGGCCTTTCTGCCTGCGCTTCTTCGCACCTGCGAGCCGCAACTTGATGCGGCCGCGCCCACGTTTAGTCTTGCCCTTTTTAGTCTGAGAGAAGTCATCCTGTTGGTCCTGGGTGATGATGGCGAGCTCCTTATTTAGCTCAGCTCGCAAAATCTTCATCTCCCGTGCCATAGCTTCCCTTATGAGACCAATGATGTCATCATGTGTACTGGATTGGGTAAATGTAGCTAGTTGTTTCTTGAGTTCTTCAAGTTCAGCACGGAGCTTGTCTTCAGTGGGTGTGGACTTAGGTGGATCTGTGACGTCGGCTTGGGTGAGAATTTGGGCTCCGCCGGTGAAGCCAGTGTTGGTTAAGTGAACACCCATGACTCGACCGTCGACATTGACTACTGGAGCTCCCGACATACCGTCACGGGTTGGTGTTGCGTAGTCAAGACATTCATCAACCTGATGACCAGGAGTAACAGATGACACTATAGCACCCTCACCATCAGGTGAGTACACACACAACCACTCAGTCTCGATTTTACTCGCTATCTTGAGACGAGGGTAACTTTGTAAAGGCTGTGGTATTTTAAGGAGTGCTATGTCCTTATTCTCCACATGACGTACAACAGGAGCTTGATATTTGGCATTGCCCACACATGCTGACACAACCTTGTGTTGTCCAACGACATGCCCTGCCGTCACGATGTAATTGGCGCAGAAGAACCCGGTCCCAATACCATCAGGAGTCTCTATGCGCAGGACTGCAGTGGGGTTGACCCGAACCAATGGTGGCATGCTGGACCGTAATTGGGCGAACTTCCGGAGCTTTTGCTTAAACCGGAAGAGCAAGCTTGGTTTCAGGCTCTCCTTAGCAAGGACTTTGCCATCATCACTGCGTATCTCCACTGTAGCGCCAGATGGGGTTGTAAGTATGGTGTAGGCTCGGATGACGGCGAGGCCTATGGCAATAGGCATGGACGGTAGCCTCATAGTCCTAAGGACAATGGACAGGACAAGGATGGCGGTGTTCAAAGAGGCTGCCCTTGAGTGTTGTATAAAGGTAGTGCTGCTAGCACACATACTGGCTATGAACGTGCCAAACATCGCCAATGCGGAGACACAGATCGCGCCGATGGGATCCATGTGTGATATTATGACACAAGCAATCTGGATAATTGCACTGGCGTGGGTTTGGAAAGAGGCACTGGCCAAGAAGACCCAATCCCCACCGCTGATGGTTGCGGCAGCTAGAAAGAGAAGAGACAGGATCCTGTGTTCAGCCCTGTAGACGGTGATCACGCTTAGCACAACTGTGACAACTTGCCAGAGGTAAGGTACAATCGTAGTGGCAAGAAGCCAGGATGGTGACTGTCTGACGGTGTTGACAACTGTGTAGTGGTGGGTGTGGATGACATTCTTAGCTTTGTCGATGAAGTCGTCCAGCCACTTATTAAGCTCTAAGATCTTCATGGGATTGACAGACTGAGTTGTCGAAGTCGTCGTCAGAGCATTCGCAGAGTGCCAAAAGAGTGAAAACCCCAGGAACACAAGAGCAAAGATGGTTGGCCAAGTCAAAGCCAACCGCGGAGTGGTGACTTGCTCCTGTCGTAACACGGCAATCTGTCCTCGAAGAATCTCATTATCCAGCCTTAGGTCAGAGATCATGCGGGCCTTTTCAGCTCTATCCGCAATAAGGGCGGCGGCGAGAATGGTGGGTTGGTGGTCTGGTATGTGGTTGACCTCAGTGGCGACATGGACGCCACAGCACATATCCAGGACAAAAGTTCGCCACTCACCCTCACATACGGTACTCGCGGTCAGAACTCGGTCAGGTTTGAGAGTTGGAAAGAACATCATGCGTGGTTGGTAGGTTATGTACCAGGGTAGATTTGGGCCAATCCTACGCAGTTCGTCAAACCAGTTCCGAGCATCAAACCGGGGTTTGAGCTGTGTTCCGTCAAATGTTGCCAGTGCCTCATCGGCACGGTTTAGGTATAGAGACATTTTCTTCTCCAGCCAGGTATGGGCCAGCGGCACCACCAC